AACCTCCTCGCTCTTCCATATCCTCGGCCACTTACCCATCTCAACTACCGGTATCATCTTCAACTCGAAGCTCATCCCGTCTTCAACTTCAAACGGACCACGGATGAAGAGGTACATCTTGCCGTCTGCGGATGTTAGCTTGTGGTCGAATTGGAGTTGGGTCATCTCATCTCAGCAGTATCCCAATATCAGCCGCCTCGTACTTCTCTTTGTCATGTCCGATATAGACCTTCCTCGGAAAGAAACGCCCGATCAGAAACGCGACAATGAACCAAAACCAAAACTCGTAATTCATCTCTACCTCCTCAGTACTAAATAAGCGTAGCCAACCGCACTTTCCTCAGACAGCATCTATATCATTCTTTCTGCTAGGAAATGGGAGGGGGCACGCCTGTTGCCAGGATTCAAGTACGATAATCTGTCGGCCTATCAACCGGTATCGTTCGACCAACCTCTGTCGCCCCTTATGCGCCGTTACCAGCATCGAACCCCCATATCACTTATCATCATTTTATCGCATGGATACGACGTTTGCAACTTCGCGTGTTTTGCCGGATGCGGCCTACAAAGGCTCTTCAAGGTCATTGCCCCATTCACGCTCTCCACCACAGAATCGGACGACTTCCTTCTCTTGCTCAAAGTACTCTCGTGAGACAAGAATCCTTCCGCTTGCTTTCTTGCTAGCAATCCACTTCTTGCTGACCGCATATCGGATGCTACCAATTGAACTATCAGACATAGCGCATGCGTCCTTTATAGAAATCCAGGTCGTCATCTCTGCCTCCTAGTACGGCGATATCTCCTCTCCAAGATCCACTTCCATTATACCACGTTCCTCTAGCGGGGAACTGGCAAGCGTGTGTGCGCCGTATCGTGCGCAATCTGGGAGATGGTCGTATTTCTTAATGGGTTTGCTGCTGTTAATCTTGCCGCTCGCCGCATCCGTTGAATAAGAATATTTTTCCATTTGATCGACGAAGTTAGGACATCGCCCGTTCATCACCTTCAGCTTGCCTTGCTTGATTATGCCTGTAAGAGTAACGATGCCCGCGTCGATGGCATTGTTGGCCTTGTAGAATGGACCACAGCCATGATCTGCGAGGTTCACCACATCGGTAAGTCTAGCAGGATCGTATATCCATCCTTGGTTGACGCCCTCTTGTTTGCTGAGCATCGCGGTGGCGTACTCCTCAGCACCCTTCACTTCATCAGCGTAGAACTCGTTGTATGCGTAGAAGACGCCATCATGCCACGCCCACATCAACGCGCCGTAGTGGATGCCAGGATCGACCATCGTGTACGTCGGCCAGTCGTCAGGTATCTTGAACGGTTCAACGAACAGGTGCGCTCCGAAGTCTGGATACACTAGGCCGAACGGCTTACGGAACATGCCGCGATGCCGCATATCGTACATCCATCCTGGTAGCGTCGCCTTGGCACGATCCATTTCCTTCTGCGAGTACATCGGGTTCTCTGTTGAGTCGAACTGAATGCAACAGTAGTCAGGATCGCCATTCTTCCACGGTTGATAGATTGAGTTGTAGTACCAGCCCATGTTGGTAGGATAGCCGGTGAACAGTATAGGCGCTTGATACAACCCGACTCTCGACTGTGCAACGATCCATATCAACGCAGGCATCTCACTAGGTTCATCCATCCAGATACCGCGAGTGTGGAATCCTTCGATGCGATACGGCTCATCAGCAGACCTGAAATAGACAGTGCCTCCTGTAGGCAGAACGTAGGCCATCTTCGATGCGAACCATTCGCCTTCATACATCGTATCTCGGAAGTGATCGACGAACTCACTCACAAGGATGTCTCTAGTCATGGAGTAAGTGCGCCCGATCACAAGGTACTGAGCGCCTTCACCGTTGCCAGCCTCAACGTCACGGCTTATGAGATCCTCCATCCACCACGGACCCCACCAAGTCTTACCGCCGCCAGTGCCGCCGATCATCGCAATGAATCGCTTGCCGTCAGTTGCAGCATCAAGCGTCGCTCTCTGATACCAGTACGCCCATGCAGTCTTACCAGGCGCGTTACTCATCCTTGTCTTCGTAGGCGCGTACGGTCGATGGGCCTCTAACGGTCACGTCAACCTCAGCCCTATCCACGAACATGCCTAGATGCTTGCCAAGTAACTCTGTCACACGTACTGCGGTCGATGGGTTGTCTAGCGACTTGGCAAACTCACGGTCCTCAATTAACTGCTTCAGTATGCCATCGACGGTGATCTCGGTACGTTTCTCTACAGCAGCACACAGCTCTTTCATCCTTGCTGTAACCTTGCTGTCAGCGAATAGACGACATGCAGCCTCGTTGATCGTCTTATCTTTCATGTTGGAAGTGTTGTATGCGAATCGATACGCCTCACTTTTGTCGCCACACTCAAGGTATTTGAGGCACGCGCTTTCTTGTTTCGCTGTTAGGTCTGCCATGCTATCACCTCTGACTATCTCCATTCGCCATACTATACCACCTGCGAACGACTTCCTGTATCTTAGCTTCATCAGCATCGAACTTCTTGCTGCCCCAGAATTGAGCGGCATCTGGTTTATTCGTTGCTCCCCATACTACCAGCACATGCCACTTCGGATTCTTGATAAGCGCGTCGAATAGAATCGCCTGACCTTTAGGAATCGGAGCGCCTGACGACTTAGCTTCAATCAGCAAGAAGTGTCCACGCCTTTCAACGAGTCCATCCACATCGGTGACTCTGATCCTCGTTCCTCCGAAGCAATCATCAAGGAAGCCCCAGTCCCATAAGCACGCCATGTAGTTGTCCTTGTTCCTGATCGTCATGACACTGTCTCAACTATCGCGCCCCATTTTGAGAACTCAGCGATGAATCGATCTCGATTCGCGCCGAAGTAAACGAATACGCTTCCGTGCGTTGATCCTGTATCATTCGTTTCCTCTGAGTGGTAGTCGATGCGATGATCTGTGAAGCACAGCAGTCCATTCCACAATGGCGTGAACCACTTGGTATCAGTGGCATGAGCGTTCACAAGTACAACCGCATCAGATACACGGCCTGCCTTAATCTCTTCGTCTAGCTTGCCAATGAAGCCACCTGTTAGCTTGCCCCAGGGGGGATTAAGCCACACGCATCCATGCCACTCGTGCGCTATGCCGTCAGTTTCAATCGTGTAATACTCTTCCGCGTGAATCCATGCCTGCGCCGTTTCGTTTGACGCAGGATCACAGTCAATCCCGCCCATCACGCGGCGAGCGGCATCAACATACTTCGATGGCGTATACCATTCGTTTGAGTTCGACTGCGAGATAAGAACGTGCGTGCCTTCAGGAGCCTTTAACCTAGTGTACTCGCGGTTGATGGATGTCTCGCCAGTCCGTAGCGCCTGCTTCGTATCTTCATCTGCGTACTGCCCGATGAAGTCTGCCTTACTAATCGTGTCGTGTGATAAGCCAGACGCTTTGGAGATCTCATCACGAGTATTCACTTCGGCAGAATTCTGCTGGAGTGTTTTACCTGGCGCTGTCCCGCCGTGGTATCGCTGTTGTTCTTTCGCCTTCTCAGCAATCGCCGGTTTCAGCTTCAACACCAACTCAGCACGCTGATAGTTCGATAGGTTTCTTCGTCCCAGTTGGTTACGGATAATCCACAGCCGCGCATCGTTACGAGTCTCTAGGTTCGCCATATCAACAGCATTGAACTCGATGCCTAGCCGCGTGCATATCTCGTGGCGGTGATGTCCGTCAATCAGAACGCCATCCCATAGGACAAGTGGATCGCGGCAACCGTCAGCGACAATGCTACCTTCTAGCAACTCGCGTTCTTCGTCGGACAGTGGCGGTATCAGCGCCTTGAACTCTTCGTCGATTCGTATCTGATGTTGCTTATTCTCATTGACGTAATCGGCACAATCCTTAGCAAATATATTCCAGTTTCCAGCGTCGCCAAGCATTTTGCCGCACACATCACATAATACTCCTTCTTCGCCATTTACGGCATGAGAGTGTACACAGTTTACACAATTCCGTTCGTCTATTTCTTCTTCCTCAGATTCCTTCCATCCACCACAATGATTTGCA